CTTAATCTTAGTAATCTTCGGGATGACCTTGATCAGGACCGCGATAGTGCGGGTTGGGTACCCATGAATCGTAGTCTGTCAGTAGCCATTGCTGATCCGGGCGTTCCTCGCCCACGATCCAAGCCCATTCGCGGATTGCTTGTTGAATATAAGACATTTTTGTTCCGTTTTGCGAGTTGATAAGAGTATTATATACCCAAAATCATTTAATGTCAACCTAATTCGTAGATACAAATGCTAGGATCCAGTTTTTTCAACTGAGTTGCTGCGGCCATCAATTGTTTGAATCGTGCGTTAACTTGGGTGCGGCTCAGTTCGCCATCGCAGGACAAGTTCTCTGGGCTCAAGTCAGCATCAAGGCTGTTGGCAATGCCCTGCCGACCCTTAGCAGTTTCAAACTCATATTCTTTGCCTTTGAACAATCGGTTCCATTTGTTCTTTTGGTCAATGTATGCTTGTAATGCTGACATAATTTACTCCGTTTGTTTACTGTCTAAGATTCTATTATAGCACCAAAACCATTTAATGTCAAATTTAGAGTATACTACTTTTAGTTTACCTTTTCGGTAACTGTCTTGTTGAAACGCAAATAACATACATCATGCGATTTACTAAATGCGGTCCCGGATCCGGTCATTGATCGGCTGTTTTCTACAAGAGTAGCACGACCCTCACTGACCATCTTGAGTGCTAGCTTATTCCACTTAGCACCTTCAACTGTGCGGCAACGCCCATTAGCATCCATCATGTCTACTAGATCAAAAGTAAAACTACGCATTTTGTTTCCTATTCTTTACTGTCTAAGATTCTATTATAGCACCAAAACCATTTAATGTCAAGTTTTGGTAATACCCCGTCATCTATATTTACGATAAATAAGTAATAAAGTGAATTAATTATGCCTAGATTAAGCCTTTGGCGCCCCAATAAAACGAACGACTACAACTTTTTTGATAGAACGATATCAGAACAGTTCACCGCAGGTGCCACGGATTTGTATGTTCATAAATACCTAGGCCCTACCAATCAGGGCACTTCAACTGATTATACACAACCAAACTATGATGTATTAAGCCCCACTAACATTCAAGACTTGTTATTTCTAGAGAATCGTGACAGAACATACGACCCAAATGTTTACCGTGTGCGTGGTCACTATAATGTACAGAATTTAGACTTTGATTTGAGTCAGTTTGGATTATTCTTAAACAATGATATCATATTCATTACGGTTCATTATAATGATATGATTGATTTAGTTGGTAGAAAATTGATGGTAGGCGATGTGATTGAGTTACCGCACTTGCTTGATTATAATCCGTTAAAAGAAACTATACCAACCGCATTGAAGCGATTCATGCAGGTTACCGATGCAAACTATGCAAGTGAAGGTTTCAGCCCAACTTGGTTCCCTCATATATGGCGTATAAAGTGTGAACCACTAGTTGATAGTGAAGAATTTAGTCAGATATTAACTGCTCCGATAGACCAAGATACTTACTTGGGTATTTGGGATATTGCCAGTCCGTACCCTGCAGGATATGTTATTACTTACGGTGACAAAAATTATACGGCATTGATTGATGTTCCTGCAGGGATTACCCCACCTAATACTACATATTGGCAACTGGATACAGCAGATAATCTCAAAGATATTCTTGCTACTTACAATACCAACATTGCAATCAATAATGCTGCACTTCAAGAAGCTGCCAGGCTTGTTCCAAAATCAGGCTACAATAGTAATAATTTGTATATTGTACCTACATACGGGGAATATTCAAGTAACGGTGTATTATCCAGAGCAATTAACAATCCTGCTCCGCCTATCAATGTAAACACAAATGGCGGAGTACCTAATCCTGCTTATACAGGTACAGTGATGATGGTGAGTAGTAGCCTATATAAAAATGCAAGTCCAGTAATCAGAATACCTAAGGCAGCAATAAAAAGTATTTGGGATATGACTGCTGACATGGGGTATGATAAATTAGAGGTATTCAATACCACTCATTTAGAAACATTCACACTAGCACCAGAAAGAACAGATACAAATTCAGGTAGAGTTAGTGGTGAAATAGTACTAACTGTTACTAGTAGCGGACCAAGCACGGGGCCATATGGCACCGCGGATAATACATACGCCACTGCTGATGCTAACCCTGAACTTCCGGGATTTACCGGAACAATTAGTCAACAAATGGATTGGAGAGCAGATTGTGATCCTGCATTTCAATTTATTTCTCGTAGTAGTCCACGTAGTTTTGGTTATAGTGCCGGTTATATGACAGGTGATGGGACCGCTCCTAATGGAGTCTCAGATGGTGCTTCTATTTCCGGTGCTGGCATCAGTTTCCCAACAAGTCCCCAAGTAGGTGATTATTTCTTACGAATTGATTACTTCCCACAACTATTATATCGTTGGGACGGTAGAGTATGGGTTAGAATATCATCTAATATAAGAACAGATACGGGATTCACTGCACAAGATCAATCGTTGTTATCAGGTTTCATCAATGATACCGCACAGACAAAACTTACTGACGGTACATATGTTCCGCAACGCCAAGCATTGTCTACTGCCCTAGCATTACAACCAGATCCAATTCCCCCACAACCTTAAGGTATTTACATGGCCGCCTTCTTCTATGATTCGCAGATACGCAGATTTTTAATCCAGTTTGGAAAAATATTTTCAAACTGGGAAGTTACTAAAGGTAAAGACCCTGCAGGTAATGATATTATTGTGCGTGTACCAATCATGTATGGTGATAGTAGTAGACAAGCCGCAACTATTATTGCTAATAATAGCGCAAGTAACTTGCCTAGCGCACCGTTAATTACATATTATATAAGTGGTCTGGAGTACAATCAAAAATGGACTCAGGATCCTACGTTCGTAGACAAGATTAATGTTCGTCAACGAGCATATAATCAAGAAACACAACAATATGAAACTGTACAAGGACAAGCATTTACGGTTGAAAGATTAATGCCAGTTCCGTATACATTAAGAATCACAGTTGATTTTTGGACAACCAACTATAATCAAAAATTACAATTGGTTGAACAAATAGGAACATTATTTAATCCTGCATTAGAAATTCAAAGTACTGATAACTTTCTAGACTGGACAAGTCTTAGTGCCGTGTTTCAAGATGGATTGACATTTAGCAGTCGTATTATTCCAGTTGGTACTGGAAATCCCATTGATGTTTTGAGTTGGAAATTCTATATGCCAATATGGATCACTACTGCAAGTAAAGTCAAGAAGATGGGAGTTGTTGAGAAAATTATAGCAAGTATTTTTTCAGGTAATGCATTACAAGATATGCAAAATGATGACATGTTATTGGGCACCAGACAAAAGATAACACCATATGGTTATAAGATTTTGTTATTAGGAAATACCTTACAGATATTACCACAGGCTATTGCATTTGATCCTTCTAATGATAATCTAAATCTACCGGATAATCCTGATACAGATATATACTGGTCCAGTGTATTGAATGTATACGGAACTATTAAACCGGGCATAAGTCAAATTTGGCTGCAAAATCCATATATGACTACTGAAATTGTAGGTACTATTGTACCCAATCCAAACGATGATAGGGTATTGATCTACAACATTGACCCTGATACATTGCCGCAAAATACATTAACTCCAGTTGATGGTGTTATAAATCCTCAAATGACAGGCCCTAATGCAGGATTACCCGGACCAATTAATGGTCGTAGATATTTACTAGTAGAAAATATTGGTGCACCGGGTGATAGTACAGTTTCTTGGGGCACGGTGATTGCTTTTGCTAATGATATCATTGAATACAGCACAGGTACTGGTGAATGGGTTGTCAGCTTTGATAGCACGGTAGCAACACCAACTACATTAGAATATGTAACCAACTTAACAACTAATGTCCAATATCGTTTTATAGATGATATTTGGCAGAAAAGTTTTGAGGGTTGGTACGATCAGGGAAATTATTCAGTGGTCATCTAATACTGTGAAAAATCATAGTATGAGCAACCAGGCAGCGGGAGTTTTCTTTTATAGCAATAAAACAGATCGCTACCTATATCTGTTGCGTACTGATAATAAGAACCCGGGAAACTGGGGAATACCCGGCGGAAAGATAGAAGATGATGAAACTCTATTTGAAGGGATCGCAAGAGAATGTCAAGAGGAACTAGGATCTTTTCCATATAATGCAAAATTAGTTCCACTTCAAAAATTTATCAACCATGCATTCACCTATCATACATTTTTCTGTGAAGTAGACGATGAGTTTGTACCAAAACTAAATGACGAACATTGTGGTTATGCATGGGTGGGTGATAATCAATATCCTAAACCGTTGCATCCGGGATTATTTAACACAGTACATTTTGATGTGGTTCAATCTAAATTAAAGTCACTTACAAAAAAAGAGACCTAAGTCTCTTTTTTTATTTTAATAGTGCTGCCACTGTAGGTAACCCCATAGAGCCGATTACTACACCGGCCCCCATTAGCATCCATCGCCATTTTTCAAGTGCAGAAATTTTACTAGCTAATTCATTGTGTTCTTTGACATCCTGTTCGCGCATAGATTTCAGCATTTTTCTAGTTTCTTCTGCATTAGCTTCAATTGCATCATGTAATGCCCTCAGATTCAGTTTAAGTTCCCCAATTTTATCCTCAAGGTTCTTAACTTGGTACTGAAGTACTGCAATTTCAGTTTCCGGTTGCATTTTAGAGGGCACCATGATTATGCGCTAGCAATAGAAACTATTTCGTAAGGCTGAGCACCAACTGAGTTGGCTGCTGCTGCGGTGTTGAATGTAGCAAATATCGGAGTAGCATTTTGAAATACAATATTACCGGTGGCAACTGGACCAGAAGTAGCAGTAAACAACTCGCCAACGTGATCACTTAAACTTTGAACCGTTTGAGTAGCACTATTAGCATATGTAGCAAGAATCCGCATTGTATTAGGAGTCAATGCGGTATTTGCAAGATTTGCAGTAAAGCACTGTGATGTTAATCCAGTAACTGTGCCTGTAACTAAATATTTTTGCTTACCCTTTTGACGAACAATGAAACCTGCTTCATCATTTGCATAGACAAATGCGGCGCCTGTTGAGGCAACTGCGGCGTTTGCAACTAGTTCAACTACATCTTGTTGTGCATCAGGTGTGCCCGTAGCATTAGACAAATCAACTTCTGCTCCAGCCAATGTTTCTGAAACAGTAAGTGCAGTTGCGTTAGCAATTGCTTTAACAAAATAAACTTGACCAGATACTAGACCACCCAAGTTAGCAGTAAATCTTACTGTACCATTAGCAAACAATGTCTGAGCATTACCGGTAGTACGAATGATGTTACCGGTGTTGTTTGTGTTAGCAACAGCAATTGCTGTGAAGCCACCAACGGTGTTAGCAAAACCTATCGTAGTATAATTTGTACTACCGTTGATGTTTGCGCTAGCAACTTGAATAGCAGAACCTACACTTAATGTGTTTGCCAAATCAGTACCAATACCAGTTACATAAGCGGTATTAGTTGCAGAGTACAATGTACCTGTACCATTAACACCAATAGCAACTTGTGCAAGTACTTGCTTACCGATAATAGCTGTATTACCACCTACTACGCTATATGTATTAGCATTTGTTGCGGGAAAACCAGTTCCACCAACTGGGTTATTGAAATATGCATCAACGACATTAAAAGATGCTTTAACCGTGCCTCCTGATGAATTAGTTAATGTAGCCATCACACGAGGTTGAACACTTAATTGTGTAGTTGAAACGCTGAATGTAGTGTTTGATAAAATAGTATCAACATAATATATTGTGTTGGCTACTAAACCACTAATGCTTGATGCAGGTACAAATGACATACCGTTAGCTACACCTACTGTAGGGGTTGTAGTTAGATTTCCACCTGAAATTGTAACGATACTGCCTGTTGTTGCTGTATTTGTGATTGTTAAGACTGCTTGAGCCTTTGCGATTTTTAGAGGGCGTCCCATTTTGATTTCTCCTATTATGGGTTGCGGGTTCTAGCCGCCGTTAATGAGAACATTACGAAGCACCTTATTATGCTATATCAATATATTTATCTTAAGGAGCTAAAAATCAATAGTTGGGAAGTCCGGATGGGTTATTTCCAACTGGATTAACACCAGAGGTGCCGCTGTTTGGATGCGGCATACCCAATTCTGTAATAGAGAATATAGTGTTAGCTCCTGCTACGGTTAAGAAAGAAACAATGTTACCCTGCCCTACAATAATACTATTATTTACAGTGTTTGCCGGAATGACTTCACTATTTGCAGTTGCCACTGTATAAGGCACACCGTAAGGATTATATCTTGCTGTAGTAGCTGATATTGCTACAGCAGCATTTGCTGTTAGTGTTAAACTAGTGTTATTGGCAATTGATTTAACAATGCCAACTGTGTTTCCAGTAGTATTGCCAATCCAATAACCGATTCCTAATTCTGTTAAAAATAATGTTCCTGAGCCGGTTACTGTATTACTATTAGTAGCACATGTTACAGTTCCACTTAGTGCTACATTAGGGTAACTAGTAGTGTATTGAATAGCTGCATTAGAAGTGGCTATTCTTACTTTATCGGTTGCAATGTTTGCCGAAGCTGCTGGTGTTGCAATGTTTGCTGTATATGCGTATGTTGTCATTTTTATTCCTATATCTTATTTATTGTTAAAGTCTGCCAACTGCAACTTCAATAATGCTTTCGCCACGGTGATAAACGATATTTCGTTGGCAATCACTTGGGGTACCTCAATTTAACGTCTAGGCACGCAGCGATGTAAGCCTGCACCTGAGCCGCGTCACCCTTAACGATCCCATCGAGGTAGTCCGTGGCGTCGGGGTAGGCTGCACGGCGGAGTTCTTGGTACGTGGCAACCGGCGGTGGATCGGCGGGCTCTGGTGTGTTTCCCTCTGCTACCCACGCAAGGTATCGCTGGTAGTCGGAGTTTGCGGGGTCTGTCGGAATGTAAGCCCTGTCAGAGAGCCGGATGACGGCAGTTGTGTTGGTTAGTTTGTACATGATAGCCTTTTAAAATTCTGCGGAAGCGGTGAGTTGCCCGACAAGAGATGATGATGCTGCGCAAACGGTACACAGGGTCAATACGCCGGATGACCCCGACGCTGTCATAGACACCGCCCTAGCAGTGGCGCCACCGTCCATCCATGTGC